TTTTTTTTTTTTTTATTTTTCCGTTTCTTAGGAGCATTAGAGCTTGACGTCTTGGAGAGCATGATGTCAAAATCCCGAAGAGTTCTATCGGGTAACGATCCGATATCTTTAATTATTTTGGCCGCTTTAGCCAACGCCTTGGACATTGTATTCTAAATGCGACAGCAATTTAAAGTGTGTTTTTATCAGCCCGGTTCGCCACGCCGGGCCACACTACTAATTCACTGGGCCGCCACAGCTGCTTTCGCAGCGTGCTTGCCCGACCGACGGGAAGGTTTCGTCGGATTTTTGTTTGCAACAATTATGTCTCCATCCATTCGTATAGGGATGGACAAAGTGTGTTTGACGGTACAATCATATATTATGGGTGGGCATAACATTTTCTGCTCATCCCAAGCCGTCAATAACCAGCGGTAAAATCTATCAAAATCTATGCTAGGGCAGTGCTTACGCACATAATCTGTCATCCAGTCTTCACGAAAATTATAATATTGTTCGTTTTCCGGATACTTTGAGAAATAATTAGCAATTCCCAGATTATTATTTTTAATGCCCATGCGTTGGACAACAGCTGTAGCCAGATCGCCTATTATAGGTGTAAATCTGTCAGTCATGTAAAATCCAACGCATTTCTCATGTAATTTTTGCATAGGTGTGATATTTTGAGGCAATGCGTGAGTTGTATGTAGTTTGGACAACTGTCGTGGCACGTCACACATTGAATTTCTACCGCCAGTCCACACATCTGGTGTGTAAACCCTAGCAAGGAACTTAACTCCAACGCCAAATCGTTCTATGGTCTCAGAGGTGAGTTTCTGACCCACGCGTTTACTGGTTCTCTCAAGCGCACACTGGGAGAGATTCGGTGTTAAACCATCATCTCCGCCATATATGCCCAGGGATTCCCAGCACTCATCAGGGGTACGATATCCGTCATCGCATTTTTCACTACGCAAAGCAAAATAAGCAATGAAAGCATTGCATATTGTGTTAAACGCAGACGTTTCCTGCGACCCAGACAACCTAGCTGTATCAGTATTATATTTTACTCCACTCGACAAGCGCGCATCTCTATATCTTTGTTTCTCCATTAATTCAAACATGTTGACATGATATTCTTTCATAAATGCTCTTGTCATCATATTATCTTCTAGGGTCCGCAAAATATTAGAAACTCTTCCGTCAAATCTCGAAAAATCTGAGGAAATTACGGAGGAAGCATTATTCAAAATGCCCGCTACTCGATCGGATATTGTTCTTGGAGTCATACCGAAAGCATACCAGTGTTGTCGTTTCAGAATACTCTCCTCAAAACCATAGATGAAATGAGCG